AAATAAGAGACTCTATGACACTATCTGTTGCAAGGAGATCATTTGAAAGCGAAGTAGAAGCTACGCAAAACATATCAAGACCAAGAGAGGGAGACTTAATATTCTTCCCATTGAACCAAAAACTATATGAAGTAAAATTTGTTGAACACGAACCAGTATTCTATCAAATGGGTGGCTTGCAATTTTATGATTGTAGAGTTGAGTTGTTTGAATATTCTAATGAAAGATTTGATACGGGCATCACAGAGATTGATGAGCTGGAAACTAAGTTCTCTCTTGACATCTATGAAGAAGTACAGATGCTTGCAGAGAATGGAGAAGCATTATTCACGGAAGATGGTCACAGACTTCTATCAGAAGAAGAGTCTGCTGAAGATGCTAGTGCAGATGCCAATAGAGATTACGATACAATAACAGATGCAGAAAATGTATTCTTAGAATCAGAAGCTGATGGTATCATAGACTTTAGTGATGCTGATCCGTTCAGTGAGGGTGGTAGGTTTTAATGTTTGGACATACCTTTTATCACGGTACTCTTCGTAAATATATTATCATCTTTGGTACTTTATTTAATGAAATAATAATACAAAGAACAGATAACAATGGCAATCGAGTTCAAGATATCAAAGTTCCATTGGCATATGGTCCTCGTGATAAAACTATTGCAAGACTAGAACAAGATCCTGACTTGGATAGAGAAGCAGCGATAGTTCTTCCTCGTATGTCTTTTGAAATGATTGGAATGTCATATGCAACAGAGCGTAAGCTAAACACTGTACGTAGAAATGTTGCAATACATGATGTTAATAACAATGCCAATCTAAGAACAATGTATAACCCTGTTCCATATGATATCAATATTGAGTTGAATATATTTACTAGATATGCTGAAGACTCAACAAAGATACTTGAACAGATTATGCCATTCTTCACACCAGAGTTTACTGTTACAGCTGAGTTGATTCCAGAGATGGATTGGAAGATTGATATTCCAGTTGTTCTAGAAGCTGTAACAATATCAGATACATATGAAGCAGACTTTCAAACAAGACGAGCTTTGATACACACTCTTACATTTACAGTGAAAGGACAATTGTTTGGCCCTGTAAGTAAGACTGGTGTTATCAAGAAAGCTAACACAATGTTTTATGTTGATACAACAACTAAGTTTGCTAATGTACACCCATCTAACACAACAGTGAAGACAATTGAAACAAGCCATTCAAATGGTACACAATTCACACTTCACTCTCGCACAACAACCACACCAGGCTTGCTGGCTAATGGTTCACCAACTACAAATGCATCATTAACAATAGATGCGTCATCTATAAAGTCAACTGATGATTATGATTATATATCTAACTTTGAGGAGTTCTTCGATGGTGATGGAACAGGATAGACCTTTTAATGCTCATGCTGATCCTATTGCTGCTGCTTTGGATATCAGTCCTAACACTGCCCCTTTGTCTATACACTCATCAAAAGAGGCACCCAAAAATGTACCAGCCACAGGAAAAGAATCAACAGAAAAAGATATAGAGTATGCCAGAGAAAATTTATATCATCTAGCTGAAAGAGGTAGAGATGCATTAGATGGTATACTTGATCTTGCTAATCAGTCTCAACATCCTAGAGCATATGAGGTTGTAGGTCAACTAATAAAAACATTAACAGATACAAATGAAAAGATTGTAGACTTACAAGCTAAGGCAAAAGATATATTGTCAGATCCTAAAGGTAAAGGTGGACCTGATAAAGTAACAAATAACTTATTTGTTGGAACCAATGCAGACCTAACTAAACTATTGGGTGGCAACGCCAGGAGTCAGTTGTTAAACAATGAACCTAAAAAATGAATACGTCTTCCATAGTGGTGATCCTGACTATGCTGGTAAGAGTTATATAATAAACGAAAAAGGCTTTCACTGGATGCAGAGGTTTGAAAAAACCAAGATGACATTCAGAGAGGCTTGCTTTGATGCAGCATTAAGACTCAGAGAAAGAACAAATAAAAGATTGGTATTGCCAGTCAGTGGTGGCTGCGATAGTGCAATCATTGCATACGTTTTTGATAAATTAGAAATAGAACATATAAAGATACATCAAGTATATCAATTTAGAAACAACATATTGAATCATTATGAGTCTACAAACCTAAGAGAATTTCAAAACTTCGTTCCAGAAATAATACAAAATGTTAATGTTGTAGAGTTTGCAAAATCAGATTACTATCAAAATACTTTTATTGATATGTTTCCTTGTCCCGTTTATGCAACCTCCGAGACAGCATTACTTAGTCATGAGTCAATTGATCCAGAGAATGACTTTATTGTTTGGGGCACTGGTGCTCCTGTTATCAATAGATATATGGAAAATTCACCTATCCAAGGATTTGAACAAGGCCTTAGAAGATTTAGATCATTGGGATGTCATGTTATTGGTATTGAGAACACTGAGTTCTTTGAGGACAATCCTATAATCCACGCATCATGGTATGATGATGTTCTTAGAGAACAATTGGATATGTGGTATGAAAGTGATATTGTTAATCATTCATGGGATAAGATAATGAAGAATATGTATTTCTTTCATCATTTTCCTGAACTAGATAGATGGATGCCAAGACAAAAGAGCTCACAAGAACAATGGAAGTGGTTTGATAGAGAAGTACTATCGCATGATACTAATCATTATTTAAATATGGCTACTGGAGAGACCTATTTCTCTAGTCCATATAGAACATTCAACTCTTGCTATATGGATGATATCTATGATATTGTCAATAATGATCGATCTGTAAAGACTATAAATAACTTAAAGGGACAACTCTATTCATATAGAGACTGGGCAATAGAAGGTGATGAGAGTAAGTGGGCTTAGTACTGTCCGGGCCACATAGTTTATTATATACCAAAAGAAGGACAAGTCAACGGATGTATGAATATAATTTTAAATTAGTTAGGATTGTTGATGGTGATACCGTTGATATCGATATTGATCTAGGCTTTGGAATTTGGTTACAGAACCAACGTATCAGAATTATGGGAATTGATACACCAGAATCAAGAACGTCAGATCCTGAAGAGAAGAAGTTTGGTAAACTTGCTACAGAGCAAGTAAAAAGATATATGGCAACAGCTAGAAAGTTCTATTCTTTCCAAGATGAAAAAGGAAAGTATGGTAGGATATTAGGAGACTTTGAAATATATGCTTCGCACAATAATAGTTATATGAAAATGGCTGAAGCAATGATTAATGATAACTATGGTGTCGCATACCATGGTCAATCCAAGGATGATATTGCTGAAGAGCATATTGCCAATAGAGGAAAGTTAGCTGAACGTGGAGTTATCCCCGACTGAAATCTATCTAGGTAATCCCAGACTAAAAAAAGCTGGAGTTAAACTAGATTATACAGAAGAGCAAATCCAAGAGCTTGTAAGATGCTCAAAGGATATTGAATACTTTTGTAAAACATATATGAAGATTGTTAACATTGATGAAGGTGTTGTCAATCTAGATTTGTATGACTTTCAATTAGACATAATGAAGTCTGTTGTTCATAATCGTTTCTCTATATGTAAAATGCCTCGACAATCTGGTAAGACAACAACAATGGTTGCTGTTATACTTTGGTTTATCTTATTCAACGAATCATTCAATTGTGCTATCTTAGCTAACAAAGCAAGTACTGCTCGTGAGATATTGAGTAGATTGCAAATGGCATATGAGTGGTTACCTCATTGGTTACAACAAGGACTAGTTGAATGGAACAAAGGTAGTCTTGAGTTAGAAAATGGTAGTAAAGTTCTTGCAAGTTCAACATCATCATCTGCTATACGAGGTGGTTCATTCTCGTTAGTGTATCTTGATGAGTTTGCATTCGTAGATTCTCAACTACAAGAGGAGTTCTTTGCATCGGTTTATCCTACCATTTCATCTGGTAAGACATCAAGAGTTATGATTACATCTACTCCAAAAGGTATGAACTTGTTCTACAAGTTATGGGTAGATGCAGAAGAAGGTAGAAATGAATACGTTCCTATCAAAGTTCATTGGTCTGCTGTACCAGGTAGAGATGAGGAGTGGAAAGAGCAAACCATAAAGAACACTAGTGAGGAACAATTCAGACAAGAGTTTGAATGTGACTTCATAGGATCATCTAACACTCTAATCAATCCTAGTAAGCTAGCAGCATTAACTTTTCATGAACCAATATCTCAAAATGAGAACATGAAGATATGGCATGAAAGAATAAGAGGTCATGTATACGCAATCAGTGTTGATACTTCAAGAGGTATAGGAAATGATTATTCTGCTTTTACTGTTGTTGATTGTACTACTGTGCCTTATGAAGTCGTTTGTACGTATAGATCCAATGTTATTGCTCCTATGTTATATCCTTCTATTATTTATGACGCTGCACGTAAGTATAATGATGCTATCGTACTTGTCGAGATTAATGACATAGGTCAACAAGTTGCTGATATATTACATCATGAGTTAGAGTATGAAGGTATATTAACAGCTGAGTGGAGAGGTAGAGCTGGCCAGCTATTGACAGCTGGCTTTGGAGGTAAGTCTCAACAATTAGGTGTCCGAACAACTAAACAGTTGAAGAGAGTTGGTTGTGCAGGTTTAAAAACTATCATTGAGAATGATCGTTTAAAGATAAATGATTTTGAAATCCTTAAAGAGTTGACAGCATTTGTTGTAAGAGGACAAAGCTATTCAGCTGAAGAAGGATATCATGATGATCTAGTGATGTCATTAGTATTGTTTGCTTGGTTAACAGGTCAAGAATACTTTAAAGAAATGACTGATATAGATATAAGGAAGAACTTACTTCTGGCTAATGAGAAGGCTATTGAAGAAGAAATGTTACCATTTGGATTCTTCCAAGATGGAATTAATGATCCAGAAGATGATTTACAGAAGTATAAATCAGACGATTGGATAACAGCTACACCGTATGAGATTGAAGGTTCGTGGTGAAAGCCGCTTTTTTATAAATAATGACATGCAAATCAAGCATTTCAAAACCTTAATGAAGGAGAATTAAGCCATGGCATTCCAAGTAAGTCCTGGTGTAAATGTTTCAGAAATTGACTTAACAACTATTGTGCCTGCTGTTTCAACAACAGAAGGAGCATTTGCTGGTTCCCTAAAGTGGGGTCCTGCAGAAGTTGCAACTCTTATTTCATCTGAAGAAGAGTTGGTATCCAGGTTTCATAAACCAGACGGTACGTCTTTTGAATCATTTTTCACTGCTGCCAACTTCCTCGCGTATGGGAATTCATTATACGTCAGTCGAGCTGTAGCAACTACAGCACTCAACGCAACTGTGTTGCAAAATGGTGCAACTGCAGTTAACTCAGCTAACTCTCAAATGGCCGTTCAAGCAAAGAACAGAGAACATTACGACAATGAACTCACCATTCCAAACTTAGCATCTTTCATAGCAAAGTATCCAGGTTCTCTTGGAAACTCTTTGAAGATATCTGTTTGTGATAGCTCAGGCGCATTTGAATCATCAGTTTCAAATAACATAGCAGGTATAGCTAACGTAGCATTGAATGTTGCAGTTGGTAATACTAGCGTTATAATTACTGCTGCAGATCTAAAATCAGGTTTCACGCAAACATCTAACGTAACAGTTGCTGAATATCTGCTTGCACAAAACACAGTATCAAATGTTGCTTCCAGCTTTGCAGTTGGAGATGTCATTCGTTTGGGCAACTCTTCTATTGGAGTTCAAGAGTTAGAAGTAAAAACTATTGGATCCACATCTACTTCTGGTGCTTTAGCACCTAACAACAATGACACAATCTTCTCAGCAGAAGCTACTCTAACACTACAGTCTAAGTATACACAGGCTACTGCATTTTCATTAGACCTGACTTCCACTGGTGTTACTCGTAAGTGGCAATACAATGGTAATTTTGATAGGGCTCCTGGTACAACATTGTTTACAAACAACGTTGCCAATAACTCAGATGCATCTGATGAACTACACATTGTGGTTGTAGACGAAGATGGTGATATTACTGGAGTTAAAGGACAAATACTAGAGAAATATGCTGGACTATCTCGTGCATCAGATGCAAAAGATGAGTCTGGTGAATCAATTTACTATTATAATGTGATTGATAATCAATCACAATGGGTACTTAATGGTGGTTTGAAAGTAAGAGCTGCTGGTGAAACACAAAACAGTACAGCAACTTATTCCAACACTGCTGTTAACATGTCCAACTCTGCAGTTACAAATACAACTCCATTCACAAGATCATTTACAATTGGTCGTGATGGTGGTACATCAAACGTATCCGCTTTTCAAATCACTGGTGATTCAGACAGTGGAGAAGCAAACATAGCTATTGGCCAATTGTCAAAAGCTGTTGATGTATTTAAAAATGCTGAAGACATTGACGTATCAATTGTCTTGCAAGGTAAAGCAAGAGGCGGTACTCATGATCATCAGTGGGGCAACTATCTAATTGACAACATTGCAGAGTCAAGGAAAGATTGTGTCGTCACAATATCTCCTCCTAAATCTGATGTTATTAATAACTTTGGTAACGAGTCTGCTAATACTGTTGACTTTAGAAATGCTCTGACATCATCCTCATATGGTATCATGGATGGTGGATTTAAGTACCAATACGATAGATACAATGACGTTTACCGCTATGTTCCATACAACGGTGATGTCGGAGGTCTAATGGTTCGAACAGATACTACTAGAGATCCTTGGTATTCACCAGCTGGATTCAATAGAGGTATTCTCAAGAACGTAATCAAGAACTCTTACAATCCTGATAAGGCTGATAGAGACGTACTTTACAAGAATGGTATTAATCCAATTACTACATT